CTAACCCAGTACCAATGGCCGCGCCTCAAGCTGAAGCCCACTTGAAGGGCAAGGTGCGAGTCGAGCCGAAAGTGTTTGTTTTAACTTCCAATAAGGAAGATCTCGATGCCGGGAAATATTCCAATAAGAAGAACTCTGTTCTTCGACGGATCAGATGGCATATAACAGTAACAGTGAAACCGGAATTCACCCACAATGGAGGTCACATGCTTGACCAGGATAAAGCTAACGCTTGGAACGTTAGGCGAACTCCTGAAGAGCGCAAGATCCCAGATTTCTGGATACTACATGTCAAGGTTGGGAAATTCTCCACCGCACCTGATGGCTCAGACATCTTTGAAAAAGAGTATGCTGAACCATGGATGCGACGTGGGATATCCTTCCCTGAGTTCGTAAAGTGGTATGTTCCTAAAGCTCGTGAATACTACCAAGGCCAACTAAAATTGGTCGAGTACGCCACAGCGAAGATTGGTCCCATGCAATGGTGTCAGAAGTGCGACGTGCCTAAAGCTATATGCTCTTGCGCGAAAAACACTCCTGCATCTAATAATGCGACCAGCAGTAGTGGCTCCACGAGTTGGTTCAGTGGATGGTTCGGTAGATCACAAGATGGAATCGTGCCTGAAAGTATTGGCGAAACTGCACGACGGATCGACAATGTGTTGGCCAGTCCCACAGACACTGCCATAAACTTTGTTATTGGTTCTTGTAAGAGTTATGCAGCTCAGGCGTTTTTACCCCTTCAGAGTAGAGGCGCACCTGTAACACTATGCACTTACTATACATTGTTGTGGTGGTTTTGGCATTCACCGTTTGTAAAGTTCACAACGTACATGCCCAATGATTGGCTACACGATTCGGAAGGAAATCCACGATGGTGGGTATGGAACTGGATCTTCGATATCATTAACCCAAAGCTCTACACTAGCCGCTGGTCTAATGTAGTAGTTTCTCTCATAACTTGTTTAGCAGTTCTCATGTTCTTCATGGGACTGGTATCAGGGTTTGACATGGACTACACATTCTCCAGTCAGTGCTATGGAGTCGGCTTCTTGTTATGGATATTCAACATCTATCTAATTGGTCGGTGCCGTAAGGTGCTCATGCTGCGTATTGCACACGAGCGGAATGCATTACCTGAGACTGTGAAACGTCTGCGTGACAATCACTTGAGCTTTGCTCTCAAAATCTTAGGATGGTCTCTGCTCGCATATAGCGCGCTTCGCATCGCACGGAGGATCAGTAAGTGTGTTGATCTTTCCAATCTTGGTAAAGAAGAACCAGAGAAACCCGCCCCAAAGAAGGAAGTAGATCCGAATGGTCCCGTACCGGAATCAGCCCTTGCACCCGAGAGTGAAGAGGAGGTTCAAGTTCGAGAATCTAAACCGAATTTGTGGTCGAAGGAGTGGGTCAAAAAGTCCCCAGGTGGGGACATCAATACATCAACCCCGGAG